ATGAAACCAATCGAGATGTGGTGTTATGCGATGGGGAATCACACGAAGAACGGAGACCTTCTTTACGAGCCATTCTGCGGTTCTGGTACAACCATAATCGCCGCCGAGCAATTAGGACGCAAATGCTACGGAATGGAAATAAGCCCAAACTACTGCGATGTGATTGTGAAGCGATGGGAAAACCTTACTGGCAAAAAGGCCACGCTTGCCAAATGAATGAGGACTATCCCTCCGCAGTTATCCTAGCCAATGATTACGCAAAAAGAACTCCGAGAAAAGTGGGGCATCGATGCGGGGCAGTTGTCTCGAATGGTAAAGCGGGGTATGCCCCTCACTTCCGAGTCAGACGCTCAAAGATGGAGGCTCGCAAATCAGAAGCGAGTGAGCAAATCACAGATAGCCCGAACACCATCCCTGACCTCATCAGAGCCATTAAAAGACTCGGATGCCGAGTCATACAAATCGAAAACCTCGCTTGGCAGATTGAATCGAGCGAAGCAAGCCGAGGTAGTTGCTTACTCATTGGTAGCTACGGCGGCAAACAATCAAAACCCAGTCGCTATGCGGGCGGCGGTGCAGGGATGGGGCGAGGCAAAAAAGCGAGTCGCAGAAGCCGAAATGGAACACGCTCGGTTCGAGGAAGTAACCAGAGTGCTAGTGAGAATGGACGAGGTGCGAGAAGTGTTCGGCAAATGGCTAGGAGCAATTAGAAACCTAATGGATGCTATGCCTTCGAGCTTGGCCGCCAGAGCAAACCCTAGCGACCCAGAATGTGCTAAAAGGGCTATTCAAGAGGGCATCGATCAAATCTTTGTGACCATTCAGAAAGCAGAAGGAGCATTCAAATGAACGAGTGCTTCATTGTTTTGCTGGTAGCAATCGCAATCCTTGGCATAGTGCTTCCATTCTTTGACCGATGAAAACCGCAAAGCCCACAAGAATAGCCTTGGCTTACTGCCCGAACTCTAACCATTCTACGCTTTATGTTCCAAACACCGGACAACTCACATACTTTGAAGAAGCACATAAATTTGCTATGTGCGTAGGGTGTTGCTTCAAAAACTACCCAAAGACAAGGCAGGGCGTTGGAAGATATTGGATGGTTCACTTTCATCACGCAGTTGTTAGGGACAAGGCAGACCCAATCGCACTTCACAAAACCCTTATGCAGATACCAGAGTTTAGGGATTTATGTGCCCACGATGTTCCATTCTTTGACCGATGAAACGCTCTTCACTTAAACGCAAAACCCCACTAAAACGAGGGGGCAAACTACGCCGAGTATCTGCAAAGAGAAAAGGCCAGAACGAAGTCTATAAAGATGTGCGAGAGAAGTTTCTAATCAACAATCCAGTCTGCCAAGTCTGCAAGTGCAAGATGGCAAGCCAAGTTCACCATAGGCGAGGAAGGTTCGGGGATAGGCTCAATGAGGTAGAGTTTTTCTTGGCGGTGTGCTTTGAGTGCCACCATCAAATCCATATGAACCCCGCTTGGGCATATGCGAAAGATTATCTGGTTAAGAGATGAACCAGATTGATGAAGCCAAGAACTTTGCTCGCCTTTTGTTTGAGCCAAGGGAACAACTCTCAATCCCAGAGTGGGCAGAGAAAAACTTAACCCTTTCGGCAAGAGTAACGAACATACCCGGTGCTTATTCAACAACGCTCACGCCCTATGTCCGTGAACCGCTAGAGGCTTTTGGCGATGATTCGATTCGTAGGGTCGTGTTGGTATGGGGGGCACAAACAAGCAAGACCACAACGATTCTGGCTGGCCTAGCATATCGAATAGCAGAACGACCCTGTCCTGCCTTGTGGGTTATGCCCAGCGAGCATTTAGCCAGATCATTCACAGAAACTCGCTGGCTTCCTATGATTGATGATTGCCCAGCCCTAGCGAAAGAGAAGCCAGACAACACCGACAAAATAAAAATCCTAGAGCAACATTTCAAGCGATGCTCGGTATGGTGGGCTGGCACTAGCCCCTCTGCTCTTTCCAGTCGATCGATTGCGTTGCTCTGTATGGATGAGGTAGACAAGTTTCCAGAACAAGCGGGGTCGGGGCGAGAGGCAAACCCAGTTCAATTAGCAGAGGCTAGAGTTAGCACCTACCCAAACCATCTCATCATAGCAACCAGCACCCCGACAACTGCCGACTCAATCATTTGGAGCGAATGGCAAAAAGGGGATATGCGCTTTTACTTTGTGCCTTGCCCTCATTGTGGGCATAAGCAGAAGCTGGTCTGGGGGCAAGTGAAATGGGACGAGTCTGCCAAGATCGAGGATGGAGTTTATGATTTTAAGCTGGTTAAATCCTCGACCTACTACGAGTGCGAGGGGTGCAAAGAAAAGATTACAGACGGACAGAAAACCAAGATGCTTCGAGAGGGCGAGTGGAGGGCAACCAATCTAAAAGGCGAACCAGCTAGACGCTCCTATCATCTCAACGGCCTCTATGCCCCTTGGGTTAGCTTCGGAAGTTTGGCTGTAAAGTTTCTTCAAGATAAGCACAATGGAATCATAGGGCTACAAGACTTTGTGAACCGAGTTCTAGCAGAGCCTTGGATGGAACACGAAAGCGAGAAGATGGAAATTGTTGCTGGCGACTACAAGATGGGCGAAGTCAGAGTAAATGAGAAGCTGATTATGTCGTGCGACATTCAAGAGGCGGGGGGCTTTCACGCTTGGTGTGTTGTTAGGGCTTGGAATATTGAGGGCAGATCACGGCTTGTATGGGCTGGAAGGCTAGAGACTTGGGGGGACATCAAAGCAAAAGCCGATGAGTTTGGGGTGGAATCGAAGTGTGTTTTCTGTGATAGCGGCGATCAGACCAGAGATGTCTATTTCCATTGTTGTAAATGGGGCTTTATGGCTCTGGTTGGTTCAGACCGCACTAGTTTCTCTGAAATTGTAGGGGAGCAAAAACTACAACGCCCCTACGCCAGAATTGCTAATGGAGACCCATTCAGCGGGAAGGCAATTCAATCGAAGGCAGGGTGGAAGTGGAAGTTCTGCCCGGTTTGGCGGTGGTCAAATCCATCCATCAAAGACATTCTATCTAACCTAATCAAAGAACCCGGCTACATCGCCCTAGATACCCCCGATGTTTGGCGAGTGCATATCGAGGCAGAGGTTAAGGTGCGAGTGAAAAACCCTATGACTGGAAGAGAAAGGCTTGTATGGAAGCAAGTCGGGAAGCACAATCATTTGATGGACTGTGAGTGTATGAACATCGTTGGTGCGGCACTTTATGGACGATTGAAAGTCTCACCCGCAAGTTTGACAGAGGAGGTTGAGAATGGCGAAGGGTGATTTTATTGGGCTACCCCTCACCACCCTAACTTCTCTGCGTGATAAATATATCACTTGTCTTGAGGCGATTGCGGTGGCGGGTTCAAGCTATTCGATAGCTGGACGCTCTTTTTCTAGGGCGAATCTAGGTGAGGTGAGAGATACAATTGCGGAATTGACCCTAGCCATTCAGCAAGCAACTGGTGGAAGGATTCGCACAACATACGCAAAGTTCGGCCCTGCTCGTTCGCTTGGGATGATATAAGTGAAGAAGGTTGAATTAAACCTAATTGATAAGGCGATTGCCTTTGTTAATCCGCAAGCCGCCGTTGAGCGTTTGGCTTCTAGAGCAAAACTCACAGCGTTTGAATATGACGCAACTCAATACAATAGACAACGCCGTGGGCCGTCCTCTTTATCTGGTGCAGAGGGCTTTCGTTCTAATTATGATCGAGTAGAATTGCTCAAGCGTTCTAGGGACTTGGCAGAGAATGTTGGCCTTGTTCGTGGCCTATTGATGAAGTTTGCAAGCCATTGTGCAGGGAATATCTCCTATCAAGCAAGAACCGAAAGCCCAAAAGTTAATACTGATGTAGAGGCTTATTGGAACGATTGGTGGGACAAGTGCGATTTGTCGGGAAGGCATACTGGCTCGTTTCTAATGCAGATCGCTATGATGTCGATGCTCCGTGATGGCGATTTCCTTTTTGTTTTGATAAGATCGCAAGATGGAACTCTGAAATTACAAGGAATTGAAGCAGATAGACTTGGCGACCCTAATCGCACTTACACCAGTCTTAATCTTATCAGCGGTATTCACATTGACCAAGAAACTGGCGCACCAGTTGGATACGACATTTACCTTCGCACCTATGGCAACGCTTACATTTTCCAAACAACCGTACCAGCAAGCCAAGCATTCCACTTGTATGACCCGCTACGCATCGACCAGTATCGAGGAATCTCTGCTTTCCACACAGCAATCAATGATTGCGTGGACATCTACGAGATTATTGCTTCAGAGAAGATGGCCGCTAAATACGCCAGTTCACAAGCTGGAATCGTAAAGCGGAATAATAATAACGCCTCTGATCTTTCCTCGCTAACAAACGACCTTAACGCAGACAACCAAGGAATCAAACTAGAAACCATTGAACCGGGTAAAGTCAGTTATCTAGAAGTCAATGAGGATATTATTTTCCCAGATGGGCCGAGCCGTCCCTCTGGTGCGTTTGCAGAGTTTCACAAGATTCTCCTGCGAAACATTTGTATGGGTGTTGGCATTCCTTATAGCTTTGCAGTAGACCCCTCCTCGATGTCTGGCCCGACAGCTAGACTTGAAATGCAACAAGCTGGACGCACTTTCCGCAGATACCAGAAGCTCCTAGAGGATAGAGTTCTTCGTCCTTTAAAGAACATCGTAATTGCAGACGGAGTAGCAAGGGGATTGATTGCAAATAACCTTGGAGGGAAAAGTGCCAAGGGTGTTTTCAATTTTGGTGCGAATGTTTCCATAGACCTTGGCCGCGAGAGCCAAGCCAATATTGCAGAGTTTCGAGCCGGCCTTACGACCGCAAGTTCGATTTACGCAGAGAAGGGACTCGATTTTGAAAGTTCAATGCGACAGAGAGCATTGGAGGCAAAGTTAGTTAAGGATTTGGCAGAGCAGTATGGAGTTGCACCAGATACAATTTCCGACATCAACAAGCCAATCCCTGCCCCTATGTTTGGCTCGACAGCACCAGCACCAGAGCAAATGCAAGACGAGGCACAAGACGAAAACGCAGTTGTTGTTGTCCCTCCGATTAAAGAGCAGGACACAGCAAGTCGAACAACTGGAAGCGATGGGGATATTGATGTGGGTGAAGAGCGTGAGCCTACTGAAAAAGGAGCAACCGAGGATACACAGAAGATTGGCGGAAAACAGATTGATAACAACCTTGAAGAACTTTCAAAACTAGACAACAAAAGCGTTAAGATGCTTATTAGCGGAATACTAAATGCTTGCGAGTTGGGCAAGTATTCGGACATTGATTTTACGCCACCACAAGGGGCTAGGGATGCGGCTAAACGAGCTTTAGAAGTTCGAGGAGAGAAACCACCAAGCCAACGAGGAATGACCTCTGTTGGAATTGCTAGGGCTAGAGATTTGATTGCTGGAAAATCATTATCGCCAGACACAATCCGTAGAATGCACTCTTTCTTTAGCCGTCACGAAGTCGACAAGAAGGGTGCTGGGTGGGACGATCAAGGCAAGGGCTGGCAAGCGTGGAATGGTTGGGGCGGTGACGCGGGATTTTCTTGGGTCAAGAAGCTTATTAAGCAAATGGACAGCCGAGATGAAAAGCTAGAAGAACCAGCTTCTTGCCCAATCGCAACGCAAGACATCAAAACCAATTTAGCCAATAGACAGAATGCCGTGGACGATGCAAACTACGGCCCTGCCAATCCAAACGAGCCAAACGATGCTTACTGGAAAGCAAAGGCAAACGAGTTCCAAGGCGATGTAGCCACGGCAAAGAAAATGCGTTGCGGTAATTGTGCGGCTTTTAATCAAACCAACAAGCTCCTTGGTTGCATTAAGAAGGGAATTGGTGAGGATGCAAACGAAGTAGCAGTTGGTGGCGATCTAGGCTACTGCGAGATTTTTGATTTTAAGTGTGCGGCTAAACGGACTTGCGATGCTTGGATTGTTGGTGGGCCGATCAAAGACAAAGCGAAGTAATTGACAAACTAGAAAGGTAATTATGGAAAACGCCAACGGCGAGACAATTCTCACAACTTTACTGACCTACCAGAATCAGTATAAGATATTTCATTGGCAGACAAGGAGTTATAGCCAACACAAGAGCTTTGGAGAAATCTACGAGTCTCTTACAGAGAACATTGATGAGTTTGTGGAAACCTTTATGGGAAAGTATGGCAGAATCATCTCTGCTTCTACCTTTGACTTTAGCCTAGATAACTACTCCGAAGGCTTTGCGGAATACAATGATGAGTTTATTTCCTTCTTGTCTGACGAGTTGCCGGGTTATCTGAATGAAGGTGACACGGACTTGCTCAATATTCGAGATGAGATTCTCGGTAATGTGAACCAGTTAAAATACCTCTTAACCCTAGTTTAATTATATGCCACTAATCACACCAGAAAAAGGCGAGAAAACAAAAGACTTCGTTGGTCGCTTTATGGGCAATAAGACAGCCGTAAAAGACTTTCCAGACACCAAGCAAAGGGCGGCCGTTGCCTATCAAACCTATCGGGACACAAAGAAAAAGCAACGCAAAGAGGCTAGGCTGGAAGAGGATTCCACGGTTATTCCTAATGTCTATATCTTGAGCCAAGGAGAGGCGCGAGGCCACGATTTATTTATTGATAAAACCTCTATTGAGAAGGCTT